ACTAGATAGTATGTTGTCCATAGCTGATATACCAGCATTTCTCATTGATTCGTTTCTATATGTGCCTACTCTTTGTTTTTTATTTTCGTTATCATTTAAGAACGTAAGGAACTGTTTTAGTCTTTCAAAGTTAGCTCTTGTGTAAACATTAGGCTGTATACCTTTGTTTGGATAATCTTCAACAAACATATCAATAGCACTCTTTGCAGAGTTAAGTTTACCATTATAAACTTCTATTTGAATTGCATCTTTTTCATTTGCCATAATCGCCCTTGCTATTGCAACACCATCAAAGTTTTTTTGATCTCTTTGTGCTTTTAAATATTCTTCTTGCACTCTTCCTTGTATTCTTCTGTACACTTGTTGTTTTTCAAACATAGGATCTTTTTCGCCTACAATATCTTGTTCAGGATTAAAACCTAACTCACCAGCTACTATAATCATTGCATCTTTAAATTCTGCATCTTCTTTTTGTGATATTTCATCAGCAACTTTTTTGTAGTCATCAACAGTAAGACTTTCAGAATTTTCTTTAAGATCATTAAAACTAGCCTGACCATTTGCAATTTTTTTCTTAAGATCACCTAGAACACGAGCATCACTAACAGTCCTAAAACCACCAGCATTATCAAACTTAATTTTAAATTCAGCATATGATTTTGGATCAAGAGTTTCTAATTTCATTAGTTCTGACTGGTAATCACTGCCCCCTTCAGCTAATTTTTTTGTAAGTGATACAGTTAGTGTTGCTATCTGTCCTTCTGCATCTTTATCTTTTTTATCTTGTAATGTATTTGCAAAACTAATTTTTGATGTTTTCTCAGTTCTTAAAGCTTTTGCAACTGCTAATTTTTCTTCCTGGGTCATGCCACTTAAAATAGCATCAATTTTTACATCACCAGTTTTTTGGAATGCACCTATCTTATTTGCTAAGTTTGCAGAATTTTTGGTTGCAATAGCTATCTCAATAACTTTATTTGTTCTTGCTTCAAGCCACTTAGCATCCCAATCATTCATAGCTGATTCTATCATAGTCTTAGTATATTTATTGACTGTTGCTTTTTGGATGTAGTTTCTTTTTTTACTTAGACCAAGACCAGGATTATTGAGTAGATTTTTTTTATCGCCATAGATCTTATTAGTAAGAGTTTTTTCATCACCCTCAAAATTTAAAGATGCATCTAATTCTAATGGTAAATTTTTAAGTTCTAAATTTAATGCTATAGCACCTCTTGTTTGTAACTTGTCTATAGTCTTAGCTGTAAATGTTTTTGAATAAGAACTATAATAACCAGCAGAAGAAGTGCCAAGTTCTGCATATAATTTTCTTCCTAATACTGGAGATGCATTGTTTGCAATCTTTATATATTCATTTGATATCGCCTTTAGATCATTACTAAAATCTTCAAGTGAAGTATCTCTCAAAGTAGCTGAGGTAAGTAAATCAGACATTTGTGTTTTAGCAGTAAGAGCAAGTTCAGTTCCCAAACTTTCTAATGCAACCTTTTTTGCTGATCTACCAAAAACTGTATTATCATCAAACTGCTCGGTTACACCAATACCACTAACTGCACTTTCTTTTATCTGCTGTATAGTTATAGGATTTTCTGCACCATACTCAGCACCCTCTCTCTCAGCTTGCCTGACTGCCCTCTTCATAAAGAAGTCACCCATCTTGTTGAGTTCTCTTGTGAGTATATTAGTTGTTTGTGATGCTTCCCTTGCACCAATACCTGATGGTCCACGAATATTTGATAACCCTAGTCTTGATGTAAGTGATGGATATCTAGTTCTAGCCATTAACCAATCCCAGTTGTTTGTGGTGTAAATCCAACATTAGGCTGTACTGGTGTTGGACCACCTACACCTGATAAAGTTGTAAATCCTTGTGCAATAGAACCCATAGCAGTTATGTAACCTTGCTTTAGTGCTTGTTTACCAGCAAAACGTAAATCTTGAGCCTGAGCATTTGCAGAGCTAAGAGCCAAACTTGCATTATCTCTTGCTGTAAAAAAATCTGCTGTTCCAGGTTTGATGACATTGAATGTTGCAATATCAACTGGTGTACCAATATTTGGCTCTAGACCACCAGCACTTGCTGATGCATTTACAGAAGCTAAACCTCTTCTTGTATTCTCCAAAGCTTTGATGCCTTGCTCTTTAGCCTTCACTGCTTCTATACGGCCTTCTAGCTCTTTATATCGAGCCTGAGAGTAATATGCCTTTTTTGCATCTTGTCCTTGTTTTATAGCCATCACAGCAGTGACTGCTGATATTCCAGTAGAAACTAATGTTGCTGTTGATGCTGATGCTATTAGAGGAACTAAAAATGCCATTCTATTGTCCAGTGCTAAGTTTGTACTCTATTCCTAATACAGTTGCAAATAGAGGTTGAGTTTGTGTAAATGTGATTTGTGCTGTATCACTATATCCAAGTAATGGTGCTACTCTTTTTCTGCCAGTAAATGTTGTTGGAACTGAACCCATTGTATAGGGTAATGATTCTAATGGTATTTCAAATCCATTTATTGAAATGTTTTGTGTTCTATCTAAAATAGGTGAAGCTTCTAATATTCTTCTTTTTCTAGAGGTAACAACACCTGATGGTAGTTTTGGTTCTGCTGGTAATGTCTTAACTTCTACAGTGTAAGCAAGGCCAACTTCCACAAATGATGTTGGTGCTTTGTCTATTGTTATAGCTCCACTTGATACAGTCTTGTCAGTTAAAACAAAGTTATCTCTTACTACATCTACAGTTTTACCTTCCAGGTGAGATAGGTTGGAGCAAGTTGTATTACCTGGTAAAGATTGATCAGGACTAGTTGCCCCTGAAAAGTATTGTATGTTTGCATCTGTTGTTCTTTGATCATCAAACATCTCAACGTATCTTTTTGTAGCACTGTTGATTGTTCTTTCTGTTACAACATAAATATCAGTTATATCAACGGCTACATCAAGAAATTTCCCATCAGTCACAAACTCTGAAGGAGCAACAACATTCTGTGATCTTAGAATTGAGAATGCACCCATAGTGCCATCAGTATCATTTGTAATTAGCAATAGGTCTCCATCATCAGTAGACGTTGCAACTCTTAGGGCCATTGACCTGGGTGATTTCAATAAATGTGATGATAGTAATGAAATATTATTTGCCTGGTAGTTTAGATCAACATCACTAAATAAAAACTCTCTTAGGGCCTTTCCTTCTCTTTGAATAAATAACGTACCACCCTCAGCCGACACTGGCTTGATGCCTTCTTTTGATCCTCTTCTTGTTGCATTCTTAACAACCAGGTTAGATGGTGTAATAGGATCTAGATCAGCCTGGGGAACAAAGAACTCTGCATCAGTTGTAAATATCTGTAGGTCTCTACCTGATCTCATAGCTGTTATAGCATTCACACTGTCGGTAGCTATAGTCACAAATAAAGCATCATCATCCAAAGCTTCATGTGTTTTAAAATTAAAAAAGTCACCTATCTTAGATCCAAACAAAGCATTCGGTAAAGATTTACTACCACCAAAAAATAGTCTTCCTTCATGGAATGTACAAGTTCTCGGAAACCCTCTTGTGCTGGAAAAGACATCTTCATAACCTTGTTCTAGTTCCCAAGAACCTGAAGCAATGGCTACATCCTTTTCAAAAAAAGGAAACTCAGTTACTACCTTTACAACAGTCGATGATGTAAATTCAACAATCCTAGCTCTTCCAAAACCATTTAGAACATTGATGTATTGATCAACATTACTTGAAGAAAAAATTCCTGATGAAGCTGTAATATTGACTGTACCATCAACAGCATCAGGAGTAATTGTAGCAGAAGGATTACTACTTGATAAAGTAAATGCATGTTTTGGTGAAGTTAAAGTTGGTGTAGAAAATGTCCAGGTAGAATTACTACCACCTCTTACTATAGATTTAGGAGACATATCTTCATGAACCAGGATCAAAGTATCTGCACTTTGAGTAAAATACAAACGATCAAGATCTATATCACCCAAGGCACAAACAAGAAAATCGTTACCTGAACTATTGATGTTTGTAATCTGTTGGCCATTAGCAAAGACGAACATCCTGGTATTGCTAGTTGTGTTTTTTACAAAAGCAAGCATGTAAGATTGTGTCGTAGAAAATTCAAAAGGAATTAATCTTATACCATCTAATGTTGTAAATGATCCACCCAGGTGGGATGTTATATCTAGCATAAATCTCAAACCAGGCCGTCTTTCAAAACCACCCTGGGGAAGCACAACAACATTCTGTGCTTTTTCTAAAGCTGAAGCATACTGCTGTATATCTATTCTTCCAAGTAAGAGAGGATCAATCTCACCTACTGTAAAGTTTGATTGGTATTGGGTAACCCTAGGCATTATCGTACCTCAGTCAGTAAATAATCAGCTATGACTGTTTTGGATTGTCCAGCACCATCTATGTTTATTGCTTGTCTAAAATATCCACCTCTCATGTTTTCAGAAGGTGTTCCCAAAGCTATTGTTTTCCAATAATCACTTTTTGTTGTTTGATCTGTAACTGGCTCGGCTAAATGCCAGGCCATTTGGTAAACAAGCAATTGTGTAAAATATGCTGGCATATCAACTTCGGATACTAGCTTTTGATAATCTAAAACTATTGTTGTTTCATTTGTAAATAATTGATCACCCTGGATTTCATACTCTGTTATCTTAGGTAATGTACCAGTCGATAATGAAGCATATACGGCCCTTGGAACACCATTAAACATATCTGATGGTAGTTGGTAAGCATACAAGTAAACATTTGTAGGTGTCGTTGTAAGTTGGCCTAACTGCTGTTTTGTAAGTGTAAAGGACCAGGGATACATTCCCAGGGTTTGTGCTTTGACACGAGGATATAGCACTGAGCAGATAGAGCTAGGGGCAGTACCATCTGCAAACGAAGTGATTTGATTTGCTCCAAGTAGAAGGAGAGCTTGTGAACAAATGCTTACATCAGTATCGCCTTCAGCCATATCCTCGCCTTTTAGTTGTTAGTCACTATCTGTCTGAGAAATTGATGTTCCATCAGAAATATCAACAACACCTGAAGCATTTGAAACTACAGTGTGTATTGATGATGCTAATGTACCACCAGTGCTTGTTACAGATATAATGACATCACCTACACTTACATCATCAGATACATCATTGAAGTATCCTGAAGCATCGATTGCAGTTACTGCATCAGTTGTTGTGTAAGTAAATAGTTGTGGTGCTACTCCTTTTTTGGATTGACCACCAATTGGATTCCATCCAGTTCTACTAAATGCCATATTAACTCTCCCTACAAGTAATATCGACTAGACCATTCGCATCAATTACGATTGCTCCAGCAGAATACATTGCTGTTACCAAGAAGGAAGTTTTCTCAGGAATGTAGTTTACTTCTGTTTTAGGTGGGATACCAACAGCACAACCAATAGCATCTCTATGAAATGCTAAACAAGTTCTGTCGTTAGACCCATCTTTTGGAAGTCCACCTTCATCACGATCACCAATCATATGGATCTGAAATCCCATGAACGAATTTACCTCACCTCTTACAAGAGCCTGAATCTGAGCAAAGTCTGCTGAAACTGCTCTTTCATCTGCAAGTAATGATGCTAGTGAGTTGGCATGAATAATCATATGACGATCTGTAGGTGGAACTGATTTAGCATCCAAACCTTTTTTCGCTTCGATTATCTTTCCTACATTCAAATCTGAAGCACTTGCAGAACCTGAAGTAACAACAGTGTTAGCCACTGTAGTTCCAGCAGAACCAGCTATTAATGCATCAATAATGATTTGATCTTCTCTTCTTCCTATTGCATTTCCAACTAACTTTGCAAGCTCTTGTCTTTCATCAAAGTTGATTTTTGCCTGGTTGAATATGTCTGAATATTCAGAAGCAACATAATCAACAAGAGTTGCAGTTACACTTGAAAATGTACCATTGAGTGGCACAACGTCTGTAGATGGTGTTCTTACAGAAGCTGAACCTTTTGCCAAGATTGGAAACTTTGCAGTCGATCCCTCTACTCCAGTTCTCATACGAGCAACATTTCTTAAAATAGCAGATGACTGATAAGCTTGATGAACCTCGGCTTCAAATAAAGTCACAAATGCTGGACTTAGTGTTGTAGCCATAAAGCTTCTCCATAGTTAAGTTATTACATCGTTTGGGTTACCGAAAATTTCGACCTAAACTTTTTATCAAAATCTGATCGGCTGGCTAGAGTTATCGATCTAACTAAGAAGATACACTATAAAAGTATATTTTGTAAACCTTATTATTATTAGTATGCCAATTTGTCACCCACTTGCGACAATTTGTCACCCCCCCTGAACAAAGAGGGAACACAAAAGAACATACCTAGAACATCAAGTGCCATAAACTCTTTGGTATTCTTTCTCAACAGTCTTTCTATATGCTGGGTCAGTTTGATATCTTGGGTCAGCTACCATTGCCTGGAGTTCTGTTTTATCAGGTAAATTACCTTCTATCGCAACAGTTGGCATGTCTTGCTTGCCATTGATCAAACCTCTAATTTTCTGCATAACTCTTTGACCTTCAGCAGTGCCACCAAGAACCTCAAGCTCTTTATAGTCATCATTGGTAAAGACACCATCGCTAACAAGTTTTCTACTCCAGTTAATATTTGATTGAATTATTTCCTGGGCATTGACACCAAGCTTCTCTCTTTCTCTTGAAATATCGAGTTCTGCTTCTTCTTCAACACCACCAGTAATTTCAATAACTTTATTGATCAAACCAGTAATAGATTTATTTGAAAGTTGTTTTTCTTTTCCAAATTCAAGGACAGCCTGAATGACTGCATCATCAGGATCTACTTTTACTTCAGATAAATCATATTGATCAGGTGCAGTCTCGCCTAGTTTCTTTTCCAGGTGATTAATGCTTTTAGCCATGTTCTCAATGTTTGGACCATCTTTTTCATCCCAAAATTTTTCAGGAAACCAGTCAGGTCTTTCGTAGATTTCGCCTTCTGCAAGTTCTTCTTCTGCTCCAGTTTCTTCATTTTGGATGTGAGAGATTCCTTCTTCTTGGGCATTGTTATCCTCGCTTTCTATGTTTTGTGCTTCTTCAGCCATAAGGCCAGTAGATTGCTGTTCTTCTTGCACTACATCTTTTTCATCATTCATTATTGCATCTCCTCATACGTTGAATAATTTCTCTTACAATTGAGTTCTGTCCTTCCCTGGCATAACCATAAGAAGGCTCTGTACCAGGTGTCCATGCTGGTTGATCTATAGTTATAGATTGTAAATGTTGTAAAACTTTTTGTCCTTCCTCAGTAGAAAAACATCTCATATAAGTTTTATCAATCTCGCTGGGTTCGTTTTTATAAACGACATACTCTTCATCAATACCTTCCCAGCCACTATTGCTGTTGAGGTATCTGATCTTCTGTGCCTGGTCCTTGTCCATCCATCATTCCTTCTTGTTGTGCCATTTGTGCCATTTGTTGTGCTTGTTGTATCAATGCTTGCCGTTCTTCAGGTGTAGTCCTAAGCGAAGCTGGTATACCAAGATTATCAGCTATAAAATCCATAGCCTTATCTTGATTGAGAAACAATTGACCTTGTGGCCCTAACCCCTGAAGTATTTTCATATAGTTCAATACTTCGTTTACCTTCTCCATGTTTTGGGCCATAGCAAGTGGTGCTGTAGGACTAATCTTTACTTGCAAGCCGTTCACCTTCAAAGGCAATTCTATCATTCCTAATTCATTCATAAGTTCCAATGTTCTTCTTACTATTGGATACATAGTTTCAGATATTAATCTTCCAAATGCTGAACCCAGGTTCTGCGACAACTGCTTCATTCTTTCTTGTATCTCTGTTGCTGATCTTGCTGACATGTTATCAGGTGGCAAACTTTCATCCAGCATGATTGTTTTGATTGATGCAATGAGATCATTACTTGTGAATTGTGTTAGTTGTGGATCACCTGATCTTGGTAAAGGCTTCAAGCTTTCACCTTGTGGGCCACCATTTCTTGCTACTGGTATGATAGCTCCTGGCACAATACGAACTGTATTTGGATTCAAGACACCATCATCACTGGCTGTGAATACACCACCAATGGATAGACTAGCATTTTTCAAACCTAAATTTTTTGTAGTGTTGAGTGATTTGATGTCAGGCAATGCAAGTAATACTGGACCTCTTCCATATCTTTCGCCAGCCGTTTTACTATACCTGGATATAACCCAGGGGAAGCTTTTTAGTTCTCGGTAAACCAGTTCTTCTTTGCCACTGTAATCTATAATCTGATAATGAATATTACCAGTTTGTTTATCAAAGTATGTACCTTCAACAAGCTCAACTTCTTCAGTAGGATTTTGCTCATACTTTTTTGCCATGCTTTGTGGTATATTTATATCAGGAAACTCCTGGTCTAATACTTCATATGGTCTCTTAAATTTTCTGTAAACTTTCTCAACACTGCCGTTAGGACCTTCATCATAACATATCTGAAATGTAGGTATGCAAGTATATCTGATAGGCTCTACCTCATCACCTGGTAGTATCAGCATAACGGCTGTACCAATAGCAAGCTCTTGTAGAAACTCACCAATAGATAGGTCAAACTTTGATTGTCTCATCACTGAAAACATTTGATCAGCATATCTATCTAAAATTTGTTGAACTTCTATCTGTCTTTCTTCAGGAATTTGTTCACCTGGTTGCAACCGACACCAGGCTTGCTGGGGAGGAAATAGACCTGATTGTATTCTATTAGCGAACTTTTGTGTCGATTGCATGGCTGTTGAATCAAAGACTTGTTTCATTTTATTTTGGCCTGGCACACTACCTTCATAATAACCATCATATAGATTTTTGTTTGGTAGGGCATATCTGTAAGCATCTTCATAGATAGCTCGCCAGTGGGCCTTCTGTCTTTCTGCTTGCTCAAATCTTTTTCTTAGTTCTTGTGGTTTTAATTTTGTCATGTTTTTTTATGCCTATTCGCAAAGTTCCTAGCACTCTCTTTTGATCTAAAACCCCAAGCTTTCAAAGCTAGTGCTAATCTTGTTGGCCTTCCTTTTTCATCTTTTTCAGGACCTTTCATCCCAGCAAACCTTGAAGCAAAAGATATTCTTCTAGGACTTGTTCCAGTTTTGATTGGTCTTTTTAAATTTGCTCCTTCTGTTTTTTTGAAATGCTGTCTGCCAGCTTCATTCAATCCACCTTTTGGATTTTGAAATTTTTTAGCTACCATCTGTTTTCAACTTACAAGCTGGACATTCAAACTTTACTTCGTCATCCTCTTCTACCTTAGCCATAGCAATTTTGCAGACTGGACAAATAGGTAAACCCTTTTCAAATTTTTTAGGATTACGAGGGTATGATCTCATGTTCTTGGATTTCTACCTGGCCCTAATGTTCTTTGTACTGGCTCAACTCCAGTTGCATCACCTGACATAAGCATTCGGTTACGTCTGCTTCTAGAAATTTGCCTTGATGCTATTTTTCTTTTTTCTTCAGTCTCTCTTGCTTCTGCTCTTTGCTCTCTTTCTTGTTGAGCATCTAGCTCTGCCTGAGAAGGGCCACTAGGACCACCACCACCACCAAATAAACCACCCATTAAAACAATCTCCCATAAACATAATAGTCTTTGATATCAGGACCATATCGCCTTAATAATCCTTCTCTATCAAAATAACACATCTCCATCCATTTGATTGCTCTGTTATTTGCCTTACAAACGTATGTTTGCAATCTGTGAAGCTTGAGCTTCTCTGTTGCATACTCAAAAAATCTTAAACTACCTTTATGAAAAACCATTTTACTTGGTTCGAGATCATGTGTTGGAAGCATCCAGGCTTCAGCTACACCTTTCCATAA